GAAATAAAAATCGCCTTACCTTTTCTATCAGATAGAGTGGGAGATAAATACATATCCCAAATTCTAGGTCTTACTTTAGCTGCTTCATCTATTATTAACAAGTCCAATCCCTCACCAACAAGTGAATCAGGATTATCTGCCGATTTAGCTTCTACAACTGTATCCCATTTGAATTTGATATATCTTTCTTTCTCTGAAGCCTTGATAATATCATTTTGATGTCCTTTTACCATTCTTTCCCATACTTCCCTGAACATCAAATCAGCTTTATCATACGAAAGACCAACCAGCCAAATACGCTTATTCGGCTGGGAGGCGTAGAATGTCGCTTCCATTGCCGATGCCGTAGTCTTCCCGAATCGCCTCCCACAAATCATTACAAAAAACCTTGCAGATTCTTTAGTAGGAAAGTGCAATTTATTTTGACCATCATGTGGATTGTAGCCTAAATAATCAAACCATTTTTTCTTATAATTATTTAAATGTTGCATTTTTCTACCATTTTAATTTAAGTTACAATGTATGGAAAATGCAAGATATAGTATTTTTGTAATTAAAAAACACAACATATAGGAGGGCAGTATGTCCGAAGAAAAGCAAGTATCAAACGAAACAGTAGTGGAAAAGGATACGGAGAATGTTACTCAAGAACCAGCTCAAAATGAGTACATAGCAGAAAGCAAAAAGTATAGAAAAAGAGCTCAAGACGCTGAAAGTAAGTTAGCCGACTTACAAAAAAAGTTAGAAACTCAACAAAATCAAAAACTTAAAGAGAAAGAGGAATATAAAACTTTAGCTGAGAAATACGAGGCTCAAGTTAATGAACTCAATCCTTATAAAGAAAAATATGAAGGTTTAGTTGAGCAAAGAAGAACAAAATTGTTAGGAAGGCTACCTGAAGATAAGCGTGAAACTTTTAAAAATAAAGATTTAGATGTTTTAGAATTTATGGTATCTGAATTAAAAACCAAGGTTTCAGAACCTTCAGCAAGGAATCTTGTAGGCACCAAAAATACAGAATTTGGTGGTTATGGTTCTTATGTTGAATGGGCTAGTAAAGACCCAAAAGGTTATGAAAAGGCAAATAATACTGTACAAGGTCAAGGCGTACCTTTAGGATATGTCAAAGAAACGTAAACATAGCAAAATATTAGGAACTGATTATGATCCTAATAATGATATGTCTTTAGACATAAAGCCAGATGGTGATTGTGAAGTTAAATACAAAGGTCAAAAGATGGATTATATGACTTATGTAGATGAAATAGAAGAAAGAGCAACTCGTCATCAAAAAGGAAAGCCTATTAACTCTATGGGTACATTCGCAGGTTTTGGTAAAGGTACTTTAAAAAAATCTTACGAAAAATAATACACTCTCAAAATGAAGGCTTCGGCAGTTGAAAGAGAGTAAAAGGAGGCTGAAATGGCAGAAACTGATACAGGTGTCGCCCAAGGTGGGTTAGGCAAAATAATAGGTGACGCAGTTATAGCGTTTAATCACTCTAACGTAATGTTACCTTTAGTAACTTCAAAACAAGCAGTAAAAGGTGCTATCACAGTACAATTCCCTGATTATACAAAAATCAATTCATCAGACGTAGGTGCTGGTACAGACGGTGCTGATTACACATCAGTAACATCAATTACAACAGCAGCTAGAAGTTGCACAATCTCTGAGCACGTTATCAGAGCAGATGTGACTGATTTAGCAGTTATGGGTAATGCTGAAGATTTAACTGGCAATGTTGGTAAAATCTTAGGTAATGCTCTTGCTGCAAAACTAGATGATGATCTAGTAGAACTAGGTAAATCATTCTCTCAAACAGAGTGTGGTGCTGGTACTTCTTTAGCATTATCTCACGTTTTTGGTGCTATGCGTCAATTAAAAACTGCTGGTGCTCCAATGCCTTATAGTTTGGTTTTATCACCAAAACAGGTTTGGGGAGCTAAAGGTCTTATAGCATTAACTAATGATGCAGCAGTAACAGGCTCAAATTCAAAACCATTATCTTTATTAGGTAACAAAGGTGAAGAAGCTATGGCAACAGGATTTATTGGTTCTATTGCTGGTTTCGATGTTTACTATAGTGACCAAATAGATGAAGATGTATCTTCAGGTGGAGATGCTGCTGGATTTGCTATGAGTGCAGGTGCTGTAGGTCTTGGTATAGGTCCTGATGGTTTATTCAGAATTGAAACAGAAAGAAATGCTTCATTCCGTTCTACAGAGTATGTAGGAGTTGGATTCTGGGGCGAAACAGAGATAAAAGACGCTTTTGGTGTTTATATCTTATCAGACGTTTCTTAATTCTTAACAATAAGGGGGTGGGTAACTGCCCCCTTTAATATGGAGATAATATGGATAGATTTTTTAAAAAAGGTAATGGTACAATAATTAAAGTTGGACCACAACACGATTTAGATTCTTTAAAAGATAGATTTACTGAATGTGACGCAAATGGTAAAGAAGTTAAAAAAGTGGCTAAAAAAGCTAAAAAGGATGGTAAATAATGGCTATCAAAGTTAAAGGTTTTTTACATAGTGATGATAAAATAGTTGGCGTTGATGGTGATGCTGATGGAACACTTGCAGAAGATGTTCAAGATTATATAGATGGTTTAGACACTACTCCTGCTAAGGTTTCTCATAGTTGTGCTAAATTTGGTTCTAAAATATTTACATTAGTAATTATAGAAACTAACTAATTTAATGACTGAAGTTCAAAATGGTAAAGGCGATTCATACAGGATTCCTGTTACTGATAAGAAGTATAAAGAAAATTATAACAAAATTTTCAAGAAAGAAGAAAATGAGTTTAATAGAAAGTATTAAACAACACGAAGGTTATGTAGGCGTAGTCTATAAAGATTCTTTAGGGATTGACACTATAGGCTACGGCTTCGCCATCAAAGATTTAGAATTAGATGCAGATATATGCGACATAATTCTTGAACGTAAAATTAAAAACTTACAAGATAGAGTTAAGAATAAATTTAACTGGTATAAGTATATGCCACCTGAAATTCAAGATGTTGTTATGGAAATGTGTTATCAATTAGGAGTTACAGGCGTTTCTAAGTTTAGGAAGACTATAGCATACTTGCAAAATAAAGAATTTAAAAATGCTTCTATAGAGATGTTAGATAGCAGATGGGCTAAACAAACACCTAATAGAGCAAAAGAATTAAGTAATAGAGTAAAAGAGGTAGAAGTTGGACATTGAGAGTTTAAAGGCTGGTGGACTTGGGTTAAGTGGCTATATAGTTCAATGGATAGATTTTTTTAGTCCAGTAATTGAATTAGGTTATATGGTTGTTCTTATTGCTTACTTTTTATATCAAATCAAAAAGATTAAAAGCGAGATTAAGTAATTGGGTAAAGGCGTAGTTAAAAGAGTAATAGTAACGCCAGATAAACATTTTCCCTTACACGACCAACCTTCTATCAACGTATTAAAAAAGACTATTGAGATAGTTAAACCTGATGCATATGTTGATTTAGGTGACGTTGGAGAATGGTCGGCTTTTAGTGCTTGGAAATATAAACGTAAAAAAGCACCACCTCTTGAGTTCTTAATAGAAGATTTTGAAAAAGACGTAAAAGATGTCAAT